AGTCCTTACCCTCACTGCGGCGATACACCGCCCACTTGCCAGCTTCAAGGACCCGGATCTGGCGGACCACCTCATCGCCAAAGAGGCCCAGGGGCTCAGTGACGTACTCATTGATCCGCAGCTGGCCCAATGGGGCCATCGGCAGGCTGGACTCCATCCGCCAACCAAGGATCTGGCGAGCATCAACCCTCACCAGATAAGGGCGCAGCCCCAGCTCACGTTCGACCTGCAGGTTTGGCGCTGGCTCAGTGGCGGGGTAGTCCACCATCACGCCGGCATGGCCGTAGAGGATCGAGCCGATCACCAGACGGCGGCTGAATTCATCGAGGTCGGTGTCATGACCATCGACGTTCTTGGCCCACTCCTCCCAGAACGGATCAACCTCTCCGCCTTCTTCCTTAGAAACCAGCTGAATCGGCTTGCGCAGGATCAGACCTGCAGCCTGATCAGCGATGCGCGTCGTATAGGGAGAAAACGTCGCGTGGTACACCCGGCGCTTCCACGCCTCGAGATCTTCCTTGGGTTCTTGCGGCAGGAAATGAGCAGCGTTAGCTCTGAAATACTGCGTGCCACCAACACAACAATCGATCGGAGTCCACTGCTCCGACATCTCCAAAACAGGACCGCCAACCCAAGACGGATCATCCCCAGGATTGCGTTCACCAGGGTCTGGATCTGGAAGTGTCTGCGGATTGAACTGACCCGTCGGGTAAGCACCGTCCTTTGGAAATCCAGATCCGGGGCTACCCACCGCTCAGTCTGCGCCGATAGTTCAAGTCTATGTATTTAGTCTGGAGCAATCGCTAACGCTGGATGCGGGCCGAGGAAGTCATCGCCACCGTCGAACACACCTTTGAGCTGGAGGCAATCAAGCGCAGCATCTTGAAGACCGACAACGTCGACGTCCTCCACCAAGTAGCGCTGAAGCTGATTGAGACGAATGAGTCGACTCGCAGCTACGCAGCCCAGCTGATGATGGAGAACCTCGAGCTTCACAAAGAGGTCTTCCGTCTGAACAAGTGGGACGGCCAGGACGTCGAGGGAGATACCACTGAGTAGGCCTACCAGATCTGAGCGACCTTGGCCTTCGCACTCCTGGTCTGCCATGGCTTGACCTGGTTCGTCGCAGACAGGATCAAATAGCCCAAGCCGTCGGTCCAGTGCTCGATACCGGCGGTCTTGTCGATCACATAGTCCTCCGCTCCCTCCTTGTAGGTCACGTTCTTGAGGGCCTTGATCGTGTGCTTGCACCTGGGATGGATGAACAAGCGGATCGTCCCGTCTGCTGTGCGGATCATCCAGTTGGTGCTGTTGATCTTGTCCTTCACAGCCCAGGGGTGCTTGGGCGAGATGCACTTCATCCCATAGCGGCGGATGATGCCGTGATCGGTCTCCCCTGCTGCACTGGTCTTTCGCGCTGAACCAGTCGGGTCGGGGTAGGCCACGATCTCCCTGTTCGGGAAGCGCTGCCGGAGCATGTCGCACACCTCGTCGGTGTTGCTCTGCTTGACCGTTACCTCATCCCAGATATGGAGCGTGTCGCCGACTCGGCTAGCCAATACGCCAGCCATAACAGAGACGTTGAAGTCAGTACCCCAAAGAATCGGGCCACCGGTGTCATGGACGTCCTCGCTGATGTTGTCATCGGAGAAGTCCGGATAAACCCGGCCCGTGAGTGTCTCAAACGAGGCTAGGTATTCCTGGCGAAAGGTCCTCTCGTCCAGCGTCCGCTTAGCTGCTGCAACCTCTTCTGGCGGGACGTTGCCACCCTCGACCGTTGTGTAGCTGAAGGTCTCCCAGTCGTGCTCTTCGGCAGCTTGCTCCCAGAGATCGTGGAACCAGTTCAGGCCAGCAGGCGTGGTGATGAACCAAGCGGGGCCACCTTGGTCAGACAGTGCAGGACGCAGCACCATCTCCCAGGCTTCCTGCTTGACGTAGGCCGCCTCGTCCACGATCAGGCTGCTGAGGCTGACACCACGGAGAGAGTCAGCGTTCTCTGCGCCCTTGAGTGCAATGACTGATCCATTGCTCAGTTCAACGCTGAGCTCGGACTCGTTCTTCTTGGCGAACATCTCAGCCGGCACCATCGAGCGCAGCTGGCGCCAGGCGATCTGCTTAGCCGACTTGTAGTTCTGGGTGACGTACCAGTTCAGGCTCCCCGGCTTCTCGATCGCCCAGGCCACCAGTCGAGCGATACAGAGGTACGTCTTGCCAAAGCGACGACCGGAGCAGAGCAGCTTGAAGCGGGTGTCTGCATCCCAGACCTCACGCTGCGGAACGGTGAGCGAGTCGTACAGCTGATGGGCGAACGGTGCGTAGTCGACCTCTTCTGTATGCGGGACCGCCTCCTCGAGCAGAAGCCCGCCCGGACAGAGATCGAGGATGCTCACTTATCGAGGCCGACCAGCTTGGATTGCAGTGCCACGCTTTCGACCGCGACCTTCAGCTGACCACGCTTGGCCGCTGCGTTCTCGTAGGTGCGGAGACGACCGAGGACCTCAGCTAGGAACATTGGCCTAGTGAGCTCTGCGTCCTTGTTGAGCAGCTCCCTTGCTTTCCGGATATAGACGTCGGCTTGCCTCTCGCCGATGTCATAGTTCTCAGCACAGAAATGAACTATGTCTGTACGGGACTTGCCCATACAGAGAAGTTCGTAGATCTCTCTCTGCCTGAAAGCGGAAACCGCTGCAGTCGCTCGAGGGTTGACCCTTCTGTTGGCGTACTTGGGGTTCTCGGATGAACTACGGCCCACAGGTACCGATGTTCCAGTTCTCTATATTCTATACGTCGCGGTATGGACGTTAGAAGGGGGATTCCGCCCATAGGCCTGTGTAGAGGCCATGCATGGAGTGGGAGGGGTCGTTACGTCCGGATAGGCGGTAGAGCCAGTCCATGGCGATGACGCGATTACGCATGGCGTCGGTGTCAGTAGCGGCTGGGGTATCAGGCTGCGTGCGGAGCTTGCGAACGGCTTGTGCTGGGGTCATGCGTGGCTGCTTGAGCATGAGCGCGTTGTAGCTGGAGAATTTTGTCTGGCACCAAATGGTGGCTGGAACAGGTAGTGCAGATAGTGCCTACGCAGATGCGTAGGTAGCCGGTGTCGTCTAGCTGCTCGACGGTTGGCTCCATCCGTCTGGTGCGTATGAGACCAGTCTGGTGGCTTTTACAAGTTGCAACGTGGGCGAACAAATGGGATCAGAGGGGGAGAGGAATCGGCAAAGGTGGTGGGTGCAGTGTGATTTGCGTTACATGGGTGCGCTACGCACAAAACATATGGGGTAGACCCCTACGAAGAAGCCAGGCGAGTGATGCCCAACAACTCCCACGCAGTCCAGGCAGTCCAGGCCGAGCCGCGTGTGCCCGACTTCTTTCACCTGGACCTCCCATTCACCAGCGCCATGGAAGTGAGCGCCATGGTGAAGAACTTTGGGTATGACGTCACGATCACGCAGCTTTTACCGGGGCGGCTGATCGGATCGATCTCAGTCACCGTCAACGGCGGGAACATCTACTTCAAGATCCTGAACAACCTGCCGCTGCTGTGGCATGGATCAAGACTCCAAGGCTTCACACCCTTGGCGATTGAAGAGACGGGGAACGGCGCCCAGAAGGCTCACGGTCAACGCGTTGCGCCCCACTCGGTCGTTGGGTTCTTCAACCAGCTGACTGATACGCACTTTGTGAGCGCAGGCAACGCCAGGACATTGATCGCCTTGGTCCCAGCCCGGCCACTACTGAACACGCTGATCGGCTTCGGTGCTGAAGACGCGACAGACGTGATCCATGTGGCGAACCACATCGTGATCAACCCAGAGACGCATCGGCGTTTAGGCCTAGGGATTAAGCGCCGAGCGGTAGCGCCTGAGCCTGATCCCACTGGAGCGAAGACCAAAGCGTTCAACGCGCTGGTCGCCGAGTCCTTCATGGCCAGGACCAAAAGGGTCAAGGCGATGCAGATCTCCACTCAGGACGCGATGGTCAAGGAGTTTGTCCACCTGGCAGCGCAGAAGCTTGAGGGTGAGCCTGCAGGGTTGCCAGAGCTGCTGGATGAGTTGCACGTCGGCAAGACGGCATTGTCTGCAGCGGTGAAGAAGGCTTTCAGCGTCAGCCCGATGGAGCTGATGCGCCGGATGCGGCTCGAGCAGGTGCGCCACGCCTTGTTGGATGAGGGCGTTCGCTACAAGCTCGGGAAGTACAAGATCGAGGACATTGCCTGTCACTACGGGTTCAGGAGTCGTCCTCACTTCGCCAAGAACTACAGCGCCCTGTTTGGTGAGCTGCCCAGCGAAACGGCCGGGCAACTCCGGTTATCTGCCTAAGCAGCGATCTCGTTCGAGAGGGGGATCAAGGTGATGAGAGCGCAGGGGCTCTCGTTGTCCTCGCAGTAGCGCTTGCTGACGCTGAGGGTCACGCACTGACTGTCATCAGCGAGGCCACCACCTTCGGTGACCCCATCGAGGATTCCTCTGGCGAGCTTGTCGCTGTCCCCGCTGCTCCTGGTGATGGGATGCAACGGGGAGCTGGGCTTGAGCTTCTCAGCGTTCTTGCCAGTGCCGAAGTGACCAGCAGGCCGGCGAAACAGGCAGACGATGCTCACGGCATATGGGCCCGTAGGGTCCCAGTCCGGTGGCAAGGCGTCATGGCAGGCGTGGGCCACCTCTGATCGCCAAGGGGCTAGGCGTTCGCAGGACTCCTTGAGGATCCCGTTGCCCATGTGGCGCTTGGAGCCCTGCGGAGCAGGAACGCCTAAGGCCTTGAAGGTGAGCGTCATGCGGCCTCCTGTTCGGGGTTGATGACGGTGACGCTTGTGGGCTTCTTGTTGGTGGTGATGCGCCAGGAGCTGGAGACGCAGCACTTGGCACGGCCTTCCATCTGCTCGAGCTCCATGCATTGCTGAAGCTCTTCGGAGTAGACCCAGGTCCTGCGCTCAGTGAGAGCAGCGCAGAAGGGGCCAGAGGTGAAGCGGCGTTCGATCACGCCTTCTGAGAGGAGCTCGTTGAGCTTGACCTTGTTGTTCTTGATTCGGAGGTTGGCATCGCGGATCAGGAGCTGATCGCAGGCGATGGACTCGAGGATCTGATCAGGGTTCATTTGATTGCGGAATCGAGGGCGAAACAGTTTTTGAGATGAGACCGTGTCCAAGCGCGGACGTAGGGGTCGCTGAGGTGGTCTTTCCAGACCTCGTCCATGAACTCCACCTCCCACTTCTCGTCTGCAGGCCGTGAGAGGGCGCTACGAGGGCCAGGAAGGGGCTCATCCCTACGCCTAGGCATGAGTAGGCCTAAGAGGTAAAAGACGGCCGTTGTAGCCCCTACAGAGAGGCAGAACAGGACAACGAAGGGCATCAGGGCCCACCGACCCGCTGCCTTGAGCTTCTTGCGCATCACCACTCCGGTTGCTGTGACAGGAATGTGTGGCGTGCTGCCAGGTAGTTCTCCAGGCAGTCCTCCGGCTCGAAGGTCGTGATCGTGGTCTTGCCTGGCTTGGCCCAGATCCCGATGCACTTGGTGACCTTGGTCCCCACGTTGCGGTGGCATTGATCCATGAG